TCCGATGGTTAACTCAGGATGTGCGCTCTCGTCTTAACCCTACTGGTAAGTTAATCATTATCGGTACCCGCGTTACAGCAATTGATCTCTACAAAGAACTACGATCCGAAGACCGCTACCCAGGTGGCCTTGTTCCTTGGAAGTACTTGGCTATGCCAGCATTACTGGAGACACACGAAGACCCCGACAAGTGGGTTACCTTGTGGCCTGCATCAGATGCTCCCTTTGATGGGCAGATGGAATCAGATTTGAATGAGGATGGACTATACCCACGTTGGAATGGTCGTAACCTTTACAATGAACGTCAAGCAATGGACGCATCTACCTGGGCGTTGGTTTACCAACAACAAGATATATCAGACGATGCAATCTTTGACCCAGTATGTGTGAGAGGTTCTATAGATGGTATGCGTAAGGCAGGTCGTTTGGTTCCTGGTCACCCAGGCCATCCGCGTGATCTCAGTGGTTTTTCAATTATTTGTGGCCTTGATCCCGCTATGGTTGGTGATACAGCCGTCGTTTGTTACGCTATTGATCGGACTAGTCATAAACGCTATATCGTTGATGCTATTAAGATCACTCGCCCTACGCCTGCTGCAATCCGTCAGATAATCTTTGACTGGACTGCGCTCTATCAACCTACCGAGTGGATTGTAGAGAAGAATGCATTTCAATCTTTCCTTACCCAAGATGAAGGAATCCGTCAGAACCTGGCCTCTAGGGGAGTGTTACTGCGGGAACACCATACTGGTAGTAACAAGTGGGACTCAGGATTCGGCGTTGCATCAATGTCAACTTTGTTCGGGACCAAGCAGTTCGATGGTAAGCACCACAGAGATAACCTTATTCACTTACCTTCTGACCAGACTGAAAACATTAAGGCGCTCATCGAGCAACTAATTACCTGGTCGCCTACTACTAAGGGTAAGACCGATATGGTGATGGCACTGTGGTTCTGTGAGATCAGAGCACGAGAGATGCTCAACCAAGGTATGCACAAGACACACCATATGAAAAATCCTTTTCTATCTCGTAGTGAGATAGGCAAACGAACAGTTATCAACATAGATGAACTGCTCGCAGAAAAAGATCGTACGTTCATCTAAGGAGATAAAATGGAAATAAAAGATATGGGTTTTGGTAAATCAGACAAGCAACTTGCTGATATATTTGGTGTTTCAGTATCTGAAATGAAAAAGATTAAAAAACAAATTGCTTTAGAAGTTACAAAGCCTGCTCCTAAGAAGACAGCAACAAAGCCAACTGCTAAGCCAGCACCGATGCCAGCAAAAAAGGCACCTGCTAAGCCAAAGCCAAAAGGTCTTAATGACTACCTTGATAAAGGTCAAACACCTCCAAGCAGAAACAAGAAGTTACCTTCAGATGCCGATGTGATTCTTAAGGGTTACAACGATAAGAAGACTATTGCAAAATTAAAAGCACGTAAAAATAAGTAAGGACAAAAAATTGTTATCAACTAAAGAGGTAGTAGCCAAGGTTAATCGCCTACAAACGCGCTACGCTGCACGTGACCAGAGAATGCGTGATGTGCTCTCTGTACGTCAGGGAGACATTAGCAAGGTTTACCCTGCAATGTTTTCAGAGGAATACCCAAAGCCTCTAGTTGCTAACTTTATTGACGTAGCAGCACGTGACCTTGCAGAAGCAATGGCACCGCTACCATCGTTTAACTGCGCTGCAACCAATATGGTTTCAGACTCAGCACGCAAGGCAGCAGATACTCGTACTCGTATTGTTAATCATTACATCAGTGCATCTGAACTACAAATTCAAATGTATACTGGTGCAGACTGGTTTAATACCTACGGTATGTTGCCAGGTATTGTGGAGATGGACTACGAGACAAACAACCCTCGTATCCGTTTACTTAATCCTTTTGGTACTTATCCTGAGATTGATCGCTTTGGTCGTACCGTATCGCTTACACAGGTAATGGCATCTGATGCTGAGACACTTGCAATGCAGTACCCAGAGTTCTATGACCAGATTATGCCAAAGAATGTTTATTCTCCTGGCTCACCTTATGTGTCATTAGTTCGCTACCACGACAAAGACCAAGATCTAATCTTTATCCCAGAGCGTAAGAACCTAGTACTCTCAAACATCCCGAACCCTATTGGCAAGTGTATGGCATATGTTGCTATGCGCTCATCCATTGATGGTGAAGCACGTGGACAGTTTGATGATGTTCTATCAGTACAACTTGCTCGTGCTCGCTTTGCAGTATTGCAGATCCAAGCAGCAGAGAAATCTATCCAAGCACCTATTGCTATTCCACAGGATGTGCAAGAACTTGCACTTGGACCAGATGCGATTATGCGTTCTGCTAATCCACAAGGTATTCGCCGTGTTCCTTTGGAACTACCACCTGGAGTCTTCACAGAGTCAGGTGTACTAGAGCGTGAACTACGTTTAGGTTCTCGTTACCCAGAGGTTCGCTCAGGTAACATTGATGCATCTATCGTTACAGGTCGTGGTGTACAAGCGCTACAAGCAGGCTTTGATACACAGATCAAGTCAGCACAAGCACAGTTTGCTCGTATGTTTACAGACCTTGCTTCTCTTTGCTTTGAAGTAGATGAGAAGATCTTTGGTTCTATGCAAAAGGAAATCAAGGGCGTAGACGACGGTACTCCATTCAATATGAAGTACATCCCATCAAAGCAAATTGATGGTAACTACGGCGTAGATGTTCGCTACGGCATTATGTCTGGTATGGATCCTAACCGTGCCATCATTGCTTTACTACAAATGCGCTCAGACAAACTTGTATCTCGTGATTATGTACGTCGTGAGATTCCAATGGAGTTAAACGTAACGCAGGAGGAACAACGTGTTGATATCGAAGAAATGCGCGATTCTTTGCGGGTGGCTGTTGCTCAGTATGCTCAAGCCATTCCAGCCCTTGCAGCGCAAGGTCAGGATCCTTCGCAGATCATCACCCGTATTGCAGAAGTTATTCAGGGTCGCCAAAAGGGACTTCAACTAGAAACTATTATTGGTAAAGCATTTGCGCCAGAACCTGCGCCAGAGATGCCAGTAGCACCAGAACTAATACCAGGTGCACCTCAAGTTCCAGCAGCGGGAGCACTCCCTGCCCCTGCCTCGCAGCCAACTCCAGAACAACCAGGAGGCGCACCCGCTGCTGCTCAACGTCCAGATATAGCAAACCTACTAGCCGCCATTGGCGGGGCAGCATAAAGAGGGGGTGTAAATATGAACAAAGGATCACGTGCAGCAGCACCAATGTCAAAGCCAGTTGAAGGCAAGAAGGATACTTCTAAGCCAGCAGGTGGCAAGGTAGTACCATCAATGATGCCAGCAGGTCGTCGCGGCAACGCGGTAAAAAAGGGATAATATAATTCTAATGAAAGGTACTGGGCGTGGATAATAATAACGATGTTCCGCGTCCAGTACACTTCGCTGATTTCTTAGTAACCCTTTCAGGACTTGCACATAACATTGCATCATCTGTGTCTACATTTACAGAAGAGATTATGGAAATAGCAATCTACAACGCTAATAGAAACTCTAAAGTCAATAAGGCTTGGGAGCAATTTACAAATGATTTAGAAACGATACAGGAGGAAACCGATGGTAGATAACCCAATCAGGGGCGTATCAGGTCCTGGCAAATTCTCTGTTCGTACAGATTTACCAGCATCACAAAACTACGGTGACCGTAAGGCTATGCAAGAACAAATAGCAGGAGCATCTACCGCTAGAACAGCAGATGTTCGCGGATTACCTACAGGTGAAATTCAGGCTGCAGCACAGGCTGCACCACAACCACCTATTACAGAATTGTTTGCACCAACACAACGCCCTGATGAACCAATTACTTCAGGTGTTGCAGTAGGCCCAGGTCCAGGACCAGAGGTAATGGGTTATGCAGGACAGTCAGAAAAACTATCTGACATTTTATCTCAAATGCTTCCATACGATACAGACGGTGAAATCGCAATCCTTTATCAGCAAGCCGTAGCCAGAGGTCTATAATGGCAGAAACGCCAAAGAACTCTAACCTTGCACAAGCAGCATTTCGTGCAGGTCTTAATCCGTCGCAGACTCGTCAAATTGATGGTCTTGCTTCAGCGCTATCTACACACCAGCGTTTATCGGATTTGCCTAAGCAGTATGCCTACGATGAGTTTAACAAGTTACCTAACAACAAGAAGCAGTCGCTAGTAGCACTGACTGGTACTAACAAACCAGACTCAGATGAGCCTAACCGTTCTTGGTTGGAAACAGGTGCTCACTATGCATTCACTCCTTTTAAGGTAGCAGCAAAGACTTTGTTTGATGCACTCGATTACGCATCAGATACTATGACTCGCGTCTACCGTACTGGTGCTATCGCTGCTAATGAGAACATTAACTTCGGTGATGCCTGGGGTAAAGCAGGTCGTGATGGTGAGAACGTATTTATCCAAGATCGTATTAACACTGCAGTATCTCGCTATGGAACAGCACGTGTAAACGTAGCAAAACGTATTGCTGCAGGTGTTGCTCCAGAGATTATCTTTGCAGAAGCACAGAACGAAGAAGAAAAGCGCATTGCAGCAGAAGCACAGCAGAGCGAAACAGGCGACATTATGGATCCGCTACTTCGTGATGCTGTAGCAGAAGTAAACGCTGCTAAGTATTCTCCAGGTCGTCAGATTGCAAACCTATTTTTAACTAAAGACTTAGAAGGTCAAGGTCTACTATATTCTTGGATCTCAGGCTCAGTAGATGCAACCTACCGTTTATTTATGGATCCAACACTTGCTCTAGGCAAGGCACGCAAGGTTTACCTTGGTGGATCACAGGCTCTTAAGGTTACTGGCAAGTATGCAGCAACTGCAAAACTTGGCAGTGCTGAGAAGGTATCTAAGTATTTTGATACTACAGATATTTTTGGTACAAAGAATGTACAGAACTTATGGACAGATTACACAGATCGTTTTACGAAGTATGTCGCTGCAAAGAACTCAGGTAAGACTGAGGATATCGTTGCAGCACGTACTGCGTTAAATGACCTTGCACCAGAACTACAAGATGACTTCATTGTTTCTTTCAAGTCTTTTGGCGAGAAAGAATTTGGTGGTAAGTGGGACCTAGATACCGCTAAGGCTTATCTATCAGATGCCTCAAAGGTTGAGCCTATGCTCTACGGTCAGGCTGGCGCACGTATTAAGTTAGCACCACGTATGTCTCCTGCACGTAAGGCACGAGTACTTGCACTAACTACAGGACGACGTGTATTTGATTTAGATAAAGACTCTCGCGCTCTTATCGAAACAATGGAACTAACAGATGACACAGCATTACTTCAGGCTGTTGTAGGTAGTGAGACACTATCTCCAGTACAAGCAGGTGCAGAGTTTGCAGGCAAGATTATTGAAGGCCGTCAGAACATTAAGCGATTTACTCCAGAGTACTTTGCTAATCGTATTGATCGCATCAAGGCAAAGTTCACACCTATTGCATCTCTAGTAGATGATGAAGCCTTTGACCATACATCAAAGACAGCAGCAAAAGATTTTTTCAATTACTCACGTATGGCGTTAGGTTCATACCACGCTAAAGCATTTACTGAGATCTATTCATCAGCAGATCTAGGTCAACGCAAAGCAATGATGAAGGGTATCCAATCAACAGTTGGAAACCTTATCGGACTAGACAAAACTGAGGGTGGACGTAAGTTACTCAACGCTATTCGAGATGACGTATTCTCTGGCGCTACATACTCAGCACGTTCTGCAGATGGATCTATCCCATCAGAGGTTGACGGTATTGACAGTGCACTTTACTTTGCACAGACATCTAATGTGTCTCGTGTTATCGGTCTACGTGATATGCAGCGCTTTGCAGGACGTGAGTCCTTCCTAAGCCGTGTATTGGGTATGCAGTACAAAGAAGGTGCAGAGCGCACAGTAGATGCTTGGACATTTGGAACTATCGCAGGTCCTCGTTTCCCAGTACGTAATGCTATTGAAGATTACACAATGGGTATTCTTAATGGTCAATCTCTTCTTAGAACTGCTCGTTCTCGTCGCACAGCAACTAAGATTCGCCTAGGCTCTGGACAAGACCTAGGTATGATTAACCGTGTTGCTAAGCGCAAGGATCGTGAGTATTTTAATACTCGCCTTGCTGCAGTCAATGGCGAAGTAGGTGCTACTAATGATCTTGTTAAGCGTGGCATTCTTTCTAAAGAAGAAGTTGCTGCCTATCGTGGATTAACACCACGTCAAAGATTAGAGCAACGCCGTATTATTATGGCAGAGGCACTACTGGGTTCTAAGATTGATGATGTTGCTAACGCAGATATTGTTGACAAACTGCCAGGACACATTAAGGATTTTGTTAAGTACGGCAATTTAGAAGCACTACTGCGTGGAGCAGGAGAAGGTGCATCTAATGCAATTAGTGGGTTAAACGCATCATCACGTGCTGTAGCAACTGCAGACCGTAATGGAAAGACCGTTGCACTTACATTTAATGGCACACCAATGCGCCCAATAAGTGGCAGTGATTTTGGTCAGAAGTCTTTAATTGATGACCAAGGTAAACTTGCTTGGGGCTGGAACATTATTATCCGTTCAACCGATGATATCGGTGAACGTGCTATCCAGTTATTTGATGGCAACATAACACAAGAAAATTTTATTGCTCAGTTGGCACCACACATCAAATCATTTGGCGATGACTTAACAACATTTATGCGCTACACAAAGCCAGGTTATACACCTGAGCAGCACGCAGCAGCAGTCTATGATGACCTTAAAAACTTGTTTAGTCGTCAAGATGGCAAGTCTGTTAATATGGATTTGCTAGGTAAAATCCGTAAGGTAGATGAAAAAGGTAACGCCTTTATTGATTTAGAGGACTTTAACCTAGAAGATCTACCAACAAACATTGAAGATCTACCTGCATCTGTAGCAGGACCTACATTTATGCCAGTAATGGAAAGCAAGAACATCCTTACTGACCTATCTAAGCGTGGATGGACCTGGTTAGGTGAGTCAAACGCACGTTTCTCACGTGAACCATTGGTCGTTAACGCAGCAGTTCGCTACTATGATGACTTAAATGCACCAGGTGGCTATGCAGAAGACCTAATTAACCAGTACACTAAGGGAATTAAAGACCCTGAAGCGCTACAAGCAGCAACAGATGCAGCAAAAGCACAAGTTGTACGCATATCTGAAGAACTTGCACTGGAATCTACACTTGCATTTGTGGATAACCCTGCACTTCGTACACAGTTAGCGTGGTCTGCACGTAACTTTGCTCGTTTCTACCGTGCAACTGAAGACTTCTATCGTCGTTTGTACCGTACTGCTAAGTATAACCCAGAGGCTATACAAAAAGCAGCGCTAACTTATGAAGGCGTAAGCCATTCTGGCTTTGTACAGAAGGATGACCAGGGAGAAGCATACTTCGTTTACCCTGGATTGGCTCCAGTGTATGGTGCAATGAAGAAAGCACTAGATGTATTCGGTCTTGGAGATAAGTTCGTAGCACCAATGCCACTAGAGTTTAGTGCAAAGTTAAAGATGCTTACACCATCCTTTGATCCTGAGTCTTGGATGCCGACATTCTCTGGTCCACTAGCAGCATTACCACTTAATACGATCTATTCTCTAGTACCAAGCCTTGCTAGGTCAGAGAATGCAATCGTTGCTCGTATCGGTAAAGAACTAGGTACAGTAGAACGTGCAACTCTAGGTCCTATTGGACAAGATCAGCCGTTTGTTAACGCATTGCTACCAGCACACGTAAATAGATTCCTTGCTGCTATGAATAAAGATGAGCGTGAGTCTCAGTATGCATCAGCATTCCGTAAGGCTGTTACATACCTAGAAGCAGCAGGTGCAACACCAGGTGCAGATGCATCTCCAGGTGAGATGAAGAAGTATCAAGAGTCATTAGAAACAACTGTCCAGAGTATTCTTGGTATTCGTTTCGTTGCAGGATTCTTTGCTCCAGCAAGCCCAACTGTATCTCTAAAATCAGATATGGCTGAGTGGGCAAGAGATAATGGAACTGTTAACTTCAAGCAGACCTGGAACAAACTGATTAACAAGTACGCTGAGCAGGGATCTGAGGATCCATACGGTGAGGCTATGGCAGATTGGGTGAAATACTTCCCTAATCAAGTTCCATTTACTGTTAATGAGTCAGATCCACAGGTATTGCCATACTTCCAGTCCAGTAATGCAGCATCAAAGTGGGTAGAAGATAACCGTTCTTTGGTTAAGAAGTACCCACAGGGTTCAGCATTCTTGATTCCAAATACTGGTGAGTTTACCTACGATGCATACCAGACATTGATGAATGAAGGCTATCGCCAGAAGAAGTTAATCGGTGATTACCTTAAGGAAGTATCAGTAGCCAAGGATGAGCAACTCTATTACTCACAAAAGGCTATCCGCGATGAGGCACTAACAGGTGCCTTTACAGATCGTGAACGTACTATCGTTAATGACAACTGGCAGATGTGGTCAAAGGAATTTCTAGCAGCACGTCCATTACTTCGTATGGAGTTTGCTAGTGCAGCAGAAAACACTATTAAGCGTGACGCAGCATTTGCTGATTTACGTGAGATGATTAAAGAACCAAACCTTACTGGTCCTACTATCAGCCGTTTGCGTGAGATGGTACGTGAGTACGATGACTATGAGATCATCACTACTACTCAGTACAACTCAAGTTCAGACCGCGATATTAGAATCCGTAAATCCTACAAAGAATCGTTACGACTACGCTTGCAGGAGATTGCAGCAGGAGATCCTAGTGCAACATCTACATACAGCGTTCTATTTAGCAGATTGATTGGTGACTAATGGCAGAGACGTTTATACCTTTTGACCCAAAGAAGGTACCAGCAACCGTCATTATCACAGGTGGCACAACATCAAAGACTAGAAGATATCAAGGTTCTACCCTTGTAGAAACTATTGTATCTGAGCCATTAGTTGCAGACCAAAACAAACTGCTCCAGGACTTTGAAGGATTTACTGCTGACTACCGCAAGGCTTTGTCACAGAAGTTAAAGGCTGCTGGCTACTACAAGGGTGATGTTACTGGTAAGCCAACTATGAGATTACAGGAAGCATACTTTGATGCTTACTCAGATCTTAATGCTTATACACGTCAAAAATTTACAGGTCTTCCTGGTGAAGCACAACGTACTACACCTGTGGATAACCTTGATACATTCCTATCTAACCAAATAACAGGTGATGGAAGTGGCGATGGTGGATTTAATGTAATCCAGCAACAGCGTAAGTATAGCCCTGATACTATCGAAGCAAGTATTGACAAGGTATTCCGTGACCTAACAGGTGCTGGTGCATCTAAGGCACAGATTGATAAGTATACAAAGAACATTCAAAAGCAATTGGCTAATCCAAAGAACCTTGCTCAAACAGAGTACAAGGATATGGGTGGTGGGGTACAACGCCAGATCGTAACTGAGGCAGCGTTTGATCCAGAGGCATACCTTATCGAAGAGGTATCTAAAGGTGACCCTGCTAAAGCAAGTAGCATTATGGGATTCTATGAAGTATTCAACAAGTTTATTGGGAGGGGCTAATGTCTGAACAAGTCCGTGCTAAGTTAAACAGAATTAGTTCCCAGTACAGTACTAAAGTAAGGCGACTCAGAGAACTCAAAGAAGAAAAGCGTAGACCTTTTGCAACTGATGCTGAAGTCAAGAAGATCAACGAAGAAATCAATAGACTTGATGCTGAAATCAAATCTGATTTTACTGAACTTACTGAACTAAAGAAGTTAGAGAAGACAGCAAAAGATTACACCAATCTTAACGATGACATTAAAGAAGTCCAAGCACAGATCACTAAGGCTGAGGCTCGTGGAGAGAGTACAACTGCTCTCAAGGCAAAGAGAGACACCTTAACAGGTAAGTTTAATTCTATTGCGCCAAAGGTTGAACAGGCATTTCCTGAAATTAGGGTAACTCCTGCAAAGAAAGCAGAGCCAGGTCCACTTGGTAATATCCAAATGTCAACTGGTGGTACTGTTGCACAGGCTGCTGAACCTAAAGCAGGCGTAGTAAAAAAGGATGCAGTTACTCCAACAGTTGATGAAAAGTTAAAACCTCCTGTAAAGAAGAAAACTCCACCAAAGGCTAAGACTCCACCAGTTACTCCTGAAGGTACTACTGGTACTGAAACTGCTACTGGTGTTGAAGATATCAATGCTATCTATACACTTGCCAGGTCTAAGTATGGCAACGTAGATTCTATTTTCTTGTACGACCCAGAACTTAAGCAACTTCTTATTGACGCTGTTGGAGATCCAGCAACTGCTAAAGATGATATGAATGCTGACGAGTTTGCTCGTCGTCTTGGTGCATCTGACTGGGCTATCCGCAATGCAAGTACATACGCAAAGCGTGATGCAGAACGCAGACAATACACAGAGACTCTTGACAAGTATAACCAGCAGTTAGAACTTGCTGATACGCAAGAGAAGAAAGATGTAATTCTTTCTAAGATTGGTCAGTTAAATACCACATCTACATATGCTCGTGGTCTTGCATCTGCTAAGGCTTACATTGAATCAGTAGCATCAGGTCTTACTGGAACTATGTCTCCAGAGCGTCTTGATGCTTTTGTCAAGCGTATGTATGACTCAGCCAATGACAAAGATCCAAACATTATCAATCGTGAATTGTCTGCCCTTATTTCCTATAAGCCTGGTACTCAACTAGGTGGTGCAATAGGTGCAGATCTAACTACTCTTCGTGCAACAGCACGTGCTAATGGATTTAACTTAGATACACAGTTTGGTTCTAATATCAATGACTGGCTACAGCGTCTTGCCAAGGGTGAGTCTATTGAGACATTCAAGAATACAATTCGTGGTGCTGCTAAGTTAGGTCTACCAGATAAGGTAGCAAGCCTACTAGACCAAGGCTTGGACATTAAAGATATCTATGCTCCATACAGAAATGTTATGGCATCTGTCCTTGAGATAGCACCTGACTCTATTAGTCTTGATGATAAGACATTACGTATGGCTATTGGCCCAGAAAAAGAAATGTCTATATATGATTTCCAGCGCACACTCCGCAAGGATCCACGCTGGCAGTATACAAACAACGCAAGAGAAGAAGCATCTACTGCAGTACTAGGTGTTCTTCGTGACTTTGGATTCCAGGGGTAAGCAATGTCAGCAAGAGACGCAGCAAATACTGCACGTTTAGCCGCTGCTAAACAAGACAAGGCAGCAGAATCACGTGCAGCATCATCAGCAGCAGCAGCATCAGCAGCACGTACTGCTGTTACTAAACTGACATCAGGTCAAACATTAACCGCTGCTGAAAAGAAGACACTTGGTTTACCTACAACACCAGCAGGACAAACAGTAAAGAAAGGTCCAACAGGATCAACAGGACCCACAGGTAGATCTACAGGACCAACAGGAGGTCCTACAGGTAGATCTACAGGACCAACAGGAGGAGCAACAGGTCCGACAGGACCAACAGGACCTGTAGGTAGAACTGTTGTAAATACTTATGAAGATCCAGCAACTGGTGATATTTATGCAATCTATAGTGATGGTACTAGAGAATTACTTTCTCAAGGAACAAAACTTTCTGATGCGGCTACAGAAGAAGCGCGACGTGCATTACTAGCACAACAAGAAGCAGCACTTGCACTTGAAGAGAAAAAGCGTGAGGGGCAGTCTGCGTACTCGCTATTGTTCTCAGAGTTTGATCGCTATGGATTAGGTGTTCTAGTAGAACCACTTAAGAAGTTTATTGAAGAAGGTTTATCTCCAGCAGAATTTACTATTCGCCTACGTGAGACAGATGCCTATAAGAAGCGCTTTGCTGCTAACGCACAGCGTGTGGCTAAAGGTTTACGTGCACTATCTGAGGCTGAGTACATCGGTACTGAAGACCAGTATCAGGATGTAATGCGTCGTTACGGTATGCCTGAGTCCTATTATGCAAAGGGTGACCTTGGTGTACAAAGTGGATTTGAGAAGTTCCTAGCAGGAGATGTATCTGCAGTAGAACTAGAAGACCGCATTCAAACAGCACAAAATCGTGTTGTTAACTCTAACCCAGAAGTTGCTAAGGCACTTAAAGAATTTTATCCTGGTATCTCTAATGGAGATATCTTGGCTTATGTATTAGATCCAGCCAACGCTATTGAACAGATCAAGCGTAAGGTAACTGCTGCTGAAATCGGTGGCGCTGCAATTCAATCGGGACTTAGAACTGGTATGACTCGTGCAGAGGAACTTGCTGCTGCTGGTGTCAATAAGGAAATGGCACAAAAGGGTTTCCAGACAGTTGCAGAAGTTGCACCACGTGGTGGAGTACTAGCAGAAATCTACGGTGAATCACCATACACACAGACAACTGCAGAGCAAGAAGTCTTTGGACTTGCTGGATCAGTGGATGCTGCAAGGCAGCGTAGGAAACTGACACAACTAGAGACTGCCGCATTTAGCGGTAGTGCTGGAGCAGGAGCGATAGCACGTGATCGTGCTGGTGCCTTCTAAATAACAAGCCTGCCAATGGGACGACTGGTCCATTGGAGTGAGATTAAAACCAGTAGCAAGAGCCACACCACTTTCCCCAAGGTGAATGTGAGGCTTGCGTCAATCTAACAAGAATGGGAGAAGGACCTATGTCCAACTATGACTACGAGGATGATGACTTCGATACGGACTCATCAGGCAATGACCTTGTAAAACAACTGCGTAAGGCTACTAAGCAAAAAGACAAGGAACTGTCCGAACTAAAGGCACAGTTTGAAAGTCTTAACAAAGCGCAACGTGACCGAGCAATCAAAGATGCCCTCGCAAGTCGCGGGGTAAACAGCAAAATTGCTGCATTTATCCCACAGGATATAGACCCAACTGAAGAGTCTGTATCTAAATGGTTAGAAGATTACTCCGATGTGTTCGGAATTGAAACTAACCAAACCCAGGCAACACCTAATGTTAATCCAGCCGATGCTGCTGCATATAAGCGTATGACTAATACTGTCGAAACAGGAGTCTCTCCTGAACACAACGACAACATTATGCAGAAACTTATGAATGCAAATAGCAGAGAAGAACTGGATGAAGTCATTAGATTGTCTGGACTCTAATCCGATCCTAACGAAAGGCTAGACCAGAAATGGCAACCCCACAAGGTACCCCTACCACCACGTCTAGCATCAGCAACCTCGTACAAGCAGCATACGATCAGTATGTAAGAATGGCACTACGTTCCATTCCTGTTATGCGTTCACTTGCAGATGTTAAGCCAGTGCAACAGGCAATGCCAGGATCATCAGTTGTTTTCTCAATCTATTCAGATTTGGCTCAGGCTACTTCTACATTGACAGAAACATCAGATGTATCAAGCATTGCATTAGGTAACCCATCACAGGTTACAGTAACACTGAACGAATACGGTTCAGCAGTTACAACAACAAAGAAGTTAAACCTAACTTCATTTAACGATGTTGACTCAGCACTTGCTGACATCATCGCTTACAACGCAGCAGATTCTATTGACAACGTTGTAGGTCAGGTCCTCTCAGCAGGAACTAACGTGATCTACTCAAACGGTCCAACAGGAACTACTCCAACTTCATCAGCAGGAGTTCTACCAGTAGACACAATGACAGTTGCAGACATCCGCAACGCTGTTGTATCACTACGCACAAACAAGGCATTGCCTCGTATGGGCGAACTATATGCTGCATACCTACACCCACGTCAGTCAGCCGATCTTCGCGCTGAAACTGGTACAGGTGGATTCCAGGAACTAACAAAGTACGTTGAGCGTACACCGTTCGTTGCTGGTGCAGTAGGCGTTATCGAAGGCGCTTTCATCGTTGAGACACCACGTGTCCTAAACGGTCTAAGTCTTGCTACAGGTATTACACCTACAGTTTCCGTAACTAACAAGGAGTTAACATCTAACGTTGCAACTCTAACAACTGCTGTGGCTCACGGCCTAGGCGTTGGACAGGTTGTAACTGTTTCTGGTGTAGATGCAACATTCAATGGTACTTACACAATTACCGTTGTAGGTTCAACAACTACATTCTCTTATGCCAAGACTGCTACTAACGTAACATCAGTAGCAGCAACAGGTACTGTTACATTTACCAACAACTACCGTGCGATTATCGCAGGTCGTGAAGCATTGGCTGAAGCACAAGCAGCAGATATCTCAACCGTTATCGGTCCAGAGATTGATGCGCTACGTCGTTTCCGCACAATCGGTTGGTACTACTTCGGAGGCTTTGCACGCCTACGTGAAGCAGCACTCTTCCGCATTGAGTCTGCAGCAACAAACGGATAATTCCGCTAGTGCAACGACAGGGGGAGGGGAAACTCTCCCTCTGTCACTTAGGAAAGGTTAGATATGCCATACACATTAGTAACTCCTTACGAGTGGCAAACTTGGGGAACGGACTACAACACGTTCACTCCATACTCACGCCTTGCAGGTCGTCGCTTTAATGATGGAACTATTAACGGACCTATTGCAATTAGTCTTACTGATGTTGCTCGCGGTCAAACATTGATTGTTAATGGAACTCAGGTAACTATTACTTTAACACCTAGCCAAGACGAACTAGCAGCGGCTAGTTATTACTTCCTTGGTGGTCACGAGTATGTACTCAGTGATTACCAAGCACAGGTTCTTATTGATGCTGGCTATGGCGAATATGTGACACCAATAGTATGAGTTTACATAGAAGAACTACGCACCTTGAATATGTTGAAGGATGCTTTGGCTGCAAGGTAGGCGAACTAGAGTTGAGCGTAGGTGTGGCAAACCACAGAGGTATACCTACTGCTAAGCAACACGATAGGGAATTACAATCCTATTACGATGCAACACGACAGGGTATAGAACCACGTTCAACAAAGAGTAAAGATATAGATGCAGCAGTACAACTTTCCAACGAGGCTGGTAAAGCCTTCGATGGTATTTCAATGACATTCAAAAACTAAGGAGAAACAATGCCAAACGTAAACGGAAAGAAGTTTCCATACACAGCAAAAGGTAAGATGGATGCAAAGATGGAAGCAAAAAAAGTTGCTAAGAAAATGGTAAAGAAGACTGTTAAGAAAATTGCTAAGAAGATGGAGAAGTAATAATGTACAACTCAGAAAACGGCAAGATGGATGATATGGGTATGGAAGAAGATCTAATGCCTTATCCATCAATGGACAAGCAATACCCAGGTGCAGCAAAGTATTCATCTTATGAATCAATCCAGACAGGTGCTCCAGGCAAGGCTGCTAAGTAATGAAGAAGGCAGCACAGAAAGCCAAAGTCGCCAAGGTGATGAAAGAATTTAAGGCAGGAACTTTGAACTCTGGATCTAGTAGAGGTCCAATTGTTAAGGGCAAGAAGCAAGCAATTGCTATTGCACTATCTCAAGCAAAGATGTCTAATAAGAAAATGGGCAAGAAGAAGTAATGGCAAAGTCTCCAGCGTGGCAAAGAGCAGAGGGCAAGAACCCAAAGGGTGGCCTTAACGCAAAGGGTCGTGCCTCTGCCAAAGCGCAGGGGATGAACCTCAAGCCTCCAGTCAAAAAGGCTGAGGCTGCTAAGTCTCCTAAGTCTGCAGGACGACGCAAGTCTTTCTGTGGTCGTATGTGTGGGATGAAAGCAAAGAATACTTCTAGTAAGACTGCTAGAGATCCGAACTCAAGAATTAACAAGTCACTTCGTGCTTGGGATTGTAGTTGCAAATGAAAAAGAAAACAGCATTCTGGGATAAACCAAATCCTAATAAAACATCAAAAGCATTAACGCCAGAGCAAAAGAAACAAGCAAAGGCAAGAGCCAAAGCAGCGGGAAGACCATATCCTAATCTAGTAGATAACGCTGCAGTCAAGAGAACTAAGAAGAAGTAGGAGATATAGGTGGCACTAGGACAATACGGCACAACGTTATTAGATGAACTTAATCGTTTGGCTAATGGTGGCACCTATAGAGCACCAGGCGCGATGGTTGATGAAGCCCTTGCTGCTCGCCAATGGGCAGCACAACGTTCGGTAACAACAAATTACACAGACACAGTGGGAGTATTAAATGCGATTGCGGGTACGTCTAGTTCTAATCGTCTTGATTACAACGGCGTATGTAATCTCATCGCTGGTACTTTTCAACTACCTGCAGCGCAAGCACTCAGGGCAGTGTCATCTTGAGCGCTAAATATAACTTGGTCTGTGACCAAGCAACCACATTTAATTTCCAGTTTCAGATCAAAAACGATTCAACTCCTTGGGATCTAACTGGCTACACAGGAGTTATGACTGTACGCCCATTCGTTGGTGCTAATACTACAACTGTAGTAGCAAGCACAGCCAATGGTGCGATGGTTCTTACTGCATTGACAGGACGTATTAACGTCACACTCAGTGCTGCAACTACTGCAGATATTACAGCAGGTCGTTACTCTTACGATCTAGTACTAGATTCAGGCACAACTGTTACACGTATTCTCGAAGGTAAATTTATTGTGACAGGAGCAGTGACAACTTGACCACAATTATTGTTATAGAAAACATCACACCGCAAGTTGGTGTAGAACTTTCCCAGGATCAAGGTCCACAGGGTGGCGTAGGCGCAACAGGACCAACAGGTCCAGCGGGGCCTGTCGGCCCTATTGGTGCTACAGGTCCAACGGGACCTACTGGCGCAACAGGTGCGACAGGTACGACAGGAGCAACAGGTGCGACAGGTGATACTGGACCGACTGGCCCAACGGGTGCCACGGGTCCTACTGGAAGTACGGGATCCACAGGGCCTACAGGCGCAACGGGTCCAACGGGAATTACAGGCGCAACGGGACCTACAGGTGTTACAGGAGCAACGGGAGATACTGGACCTACGGGACCAGTTGGAGCAACTGGAGCAACTGGAGCAACAGGTCCGTCAGGACCTACGGGAGCGACTGGCCCACAAGGTGCCACGGGTGACACAGGCCCCACAGGAGTAACAGGAGCCACAGGACCAACAGGTGCTACAGGCCCAGTAGGAGCCACAGGCCCACAGGGTGCAACTGGAGACGTCGGACCTACGGGTGTAACGGGTCCTACAGGCCCTGCAGGGGCTACAGGACCCACTGGAGCAACAGGTCCTCAAGGTATTCCAGGAGATACTGGTCCAACAGGACCCGCTGGTGCCACTGGTTCTGCTGGGGCTACTGGTCCTACTGGACCGACTGGAGCCACAGGCCCAACAGGAGACACAGGACCGACTGGTGTAACAGGACCTACTGGTCCTACAGGGTTAACTGGAGCAACAGGACCTACTGGTCCTGCTGGTGCAACAGGCGCTACTGGACCAACAGGTCTTACTGGTGCTACAGGACCAACTGGTGCATCAGGAACTAATGCAACAGCGTTGCCTGATATCTTAATGTTAGGCGGGATGTAGGATTCTCTTATGAGATTCCACGTTATTAGCCTGCCCCATACGCAAACAACTAAAGAATATGTTATCTGTGCCTTTACTGAGAAGGTGCGACGCTTTTGTATAATGATGAAAGATCTTGGGCATACAGTCTATCTCTATGCTGGCGAAGAAAATGAAGCGCCTTGTGATGAGTTAATTACTTGTATCACTAAAGAACAACAAGCAGAAGCGCTTGGTAGCAAGCACTTTGTTGAAGCAGAGTTTGATAATGAACTTCCTCACTGGAAGATCTTTAATGGCAATGTCATAGAAGAACTTGGCAAGCGTATAGAAGAAAAAGATTTTATTTGCGTTATCGGTGGAGCATCACATAAACCTATTGCTGATGCTTTCCCAGATCATATAACTGTTGAGTTTGGTATCGGCTATGGTGGGACCTTTGCAAAGTATAGGGTCTTTGAATCCTATGCCTGGATGCACTCGATCTATGCTGCGTTTAATAATCCAACAATGGTTAACGGTAACTTTTACGATGCAGTAATACCAGGATACATAGAACCAGAGATGTTTCCATTGCAAGAAAAGAAAGAAGACTACTACCTATACGTTGGACGTATGATAGATAGAAAAGGTATTTCTATTGTTCAGCACGTCTGTAAAGAAATGGGTCTGAAACTTATTCTTGCAGGTCCTGGAAATCCTAAAATTGAATATGGCGAATGGGTAGGACCAGTAGGTCCTGAAGAACGAGCAAAGTTAATGGGTGGTGCTATTGCCCTATTTGCTCCAACGCTTTATATAGAACCTTTTGGAAATATAGTACCTGAAGCACAGATGTGTGGAACTCCAACGATTACCACAGACTGGGGCGCTTTTACAGAGACTAATCCTAATGGTGTTACTGGTTACCGTTGCAGAAGTGCAATGGAGTTTGCAGCAGCAACAGAGTGGGTTAAAGAGTTAGACCCAGTAGCAATACACAAGCGAGCAGTATCTATGTATTCCTTAGATGCTATCGCACCACAATATGAACAATACTTCTCACGACTTCTCACACTATGGGGAGACGGCTGGTATGAAAGGAAATAATGCCAACACTGAACGAACTGGTGGACGAGGTAAAGGCTAACCTACAAGGTTACGCTTTACGTCAAGACCGTATTACCTATGTTGCTAACCCTGCTGGTTTAACTACCACTAGCACATCAATTACCGTTGGCTCTTCTTCTAACCTAGCCAAAGGTATTATCGAAATTGATGATGAACTAATCTGGATTGATTCCTTTGACAAAGCCAATAACGTACTCAACGTTATACCAGGCTTTGGTCGTGGATACCAAGGAACTACCGCTTCTCCTCACTCACAGTATGCCCCAGTAACTCTATCTCCAACGTTTCCACGCACTTCTATTAAGAAGGCTATCAACGATACAATCAACAGTTTCTATCCTAAGTTGTGGATCATTAACTCTTACACATTTACTTTTAACGCATCTCAGGTTACATATCCATTGCCAGATGATGTTGAAGGTGTCCTATTTATTTCTTGGCAGACAACAGGTTCTAGCCAAGAATGGCTACCAGTAAATCGTTGGCGCTTAGATGGTATGGCTAATGCTGCTACCTTCAATACAAACAATACAATTAACATCTATGAGAATGTACAACCTGGTCGTACAATTCAGGTTTGGTATACAGCCACGCCAAACACTCTTGATGCCAACACAGATGATTTTGCTGACGTGTCTGGTCTACCAGATTCTTGTAAGGATGTCGTTGTCCTCGGCGCATCATACAAACTACTGTCTTATCTTGACGCTGGACGAATCAATCTCGGTAGTGCTGAAGCCGATCTAAACGATTCCAAATTACCATCATCTGCAGGCGCTGCAGCATCTCGTTATATCTTTGCCCTCTATCAACAACGTCTTAATGAAGAAGCGTTGAAGTTGGCAGACAAGTATCCAATCCGTATTCACTACACCCGCTAGGTAAGGAAAGCCAATGACTCGTAAGTATTCGTCCATCAGCGTTGAAACGACGCTGGCTTCGGGAATCTCTAACA